AAATTATTTTTCCTAATTCTACATTTTCAGACCAATTGCTTGATGCTTGGGTAAATCGATACTATAAAAATGACTATACCCCCCCACACGATCATAGGGGTGATATGTCAGGAATTATTATTTTAGACCTTCCAGATGATTTTACAGAAATTGAAAAAAGTAATTTAGAATTCATTTGGAACAATGAACATTATCGTCCAATTCAAGAAGTTGGAAAGACTTTTTTGTTTCCAAGTCATTTGCTTCATTGGGTTACAAAACAAATTAACATAAAAGAAAGAAGGACACTTAGTTTTAATTTATTTCTCCATTAAGTGTTTTTATAAAAGGTATAAATAATTAAAATCTTTTTTATCCTGAATTAATGGCGACAATTATCAAGCCAAAAAGAAGTAGGAATTTGGGTGTTGTTCCCACAACTGCTCAACTTGCTGATGGTGAGATAGCTGTAAATATTCCCGATCAACGAATTTATATTCGTGACGGTGCGAATATAAAAGTAATCGCTCAAGCTCCTACTGGTCTAACCGCACAGTGGACTTATCTAGATTACTCTGGTCTTGCTTCAGCAGAACTTTCTGCCGATGGAGTAAGTATTGGTCTTGCAGTTCAGAAAAGGTATTTGGCTGATACTACACTTGGAACTTTCCAAATTAATTTGCCAACTTTATCCTTAGCTGTTGGTGATAGTGTTGAGATTGCAGATCCTAAAAATTACTGGTCAAATATTCCAGTTCGAGTTAATACTTCGGGTTTTGCACAAATTCAGGATCAAACTGGAAATCTGGAAGATGGACCAATGTTTCTAGATGTTTCTGGAGCACACATCTACTTCCTTTGGAATGGCACTGTTTGGAGCATAATACAATAATGGCACTAACACTTAGCGGGGCTAATTCCAATTCTTTTTCTGAATCAAATGGTTATTATGTATATGCCTTGAGAAGAGATGAAGATGACATGCTGTGGGTTACTAAAGTAAGTGCAGCATCTACAACAGAGACTTCTTTAGATCTTCATTATAGAAAAGATGGATCTCAGATAATAGAAGTTTCTGATTATCATGATTATGTTGAGGAAACCACTGAACAAAAATCATTAACAAATCATCCACAAGATAAATACCAACAGATAAGATTTGACAGAAGAAATCTAAATTATTTTATTGATAATGATGGATACTTTGTCATTCAGGTGAATGGCACCTACGATTACACCACCATAGGACCAAAATAAGGAAACTAAAATGGCAGAATTTAGACTTGGTAGACTGAAATTTAATTGGAGAGGTGATTGGGCAATTAGCACTGCCTATGTTATCGATGACCTTGTGAAGTTAGGAGGTAACACTTATGCTTGTACCACAAATCATACTTCTGTAGGATCTACTTCCACTTGGTTTGCTACTGATTTATCAAAGTGGAGTCTTCATACTGATGGTATCCGCAACAGAGGAACTTTTGCAATAAATACTTATTATCTTCTTAATGATGTTTTTAAATATGGTAACAAGCAATATAGAGTAACGACAGGTTTTTCCACAAGTTTCTTTACGACCGTTGGTGCTGCATCAACTAATTTTGAAGAATATATTTCTGGATTCAATGCGGAAGGGACATATAATTCATTTACAAATTATGAAGCTGGTGACGTTGTTTTATACAATGGAAATTCCTATGTTGCTATTACAACAACAGGAAGTAATGATTTTCCTAACTTGTTTCTTGATACTAAATGGCAACTTTTATCACCAGGCATAAATCCACTTGGTATCTCAACGTACAATAATATCGAAACTTATAGTCAAGGTGATCTTGTTCAAATTGGTGGTGATACCTATCGCTTAAAAGTAGGAGTTGCAACTGGTATAAATCCAGTATTAAATCAATTAGGTATTGGTCAAACATCTACTATTGCTGGTGTTATTATATCTACTAGTTATAGTGGTGGTGGAACTCTTGTTGGTGCAGCTAGTAGTCAGTATTTTGGTGTTCCTGCTTTTGGTGGATCTGGTAGCGGCGCCCAATTTACTGTTAGTAGAGATGGTGCTGGAGCGGTAAACACAGTTTCTATCAATCAAGCAGGTGTTGGATATAGTGCCTCAGAAAATCTAACAATCTTTGGCGCTGCTGTTGGTGGAACTACCCCAACTAATAATATAACTGTAGTTGTTGGTGCAACAACTTCTTTCGTTGCAGGTGGAGGCGCAGCTTCGGCAGGAGATACATGGTCTTTAATCACTACTGGACTTAATTTTGTAGGTACTTGGGCAACTGCTACGACATATTATAAAAATAATGTTGTAGAGTATTCCTCTTCTGCATATGTTGCAATTGGAAATTCTGCAATTAATGGAGTTATTCCTGGAACTGATCCTACTAAATGGGGTGCTCTTGCTATTGGGGACTCCAACGCTCTCTTAACGACGAAAGGTGATATTTTAATTAGAGATGCTTCGACACCAACACGATTAGCAATTGGAACAACATACCAATCATTGGGTGTTTCCACAACTGGTCTTCCTATTTGGACAACTATTGGTGATGCAACTCGTGTTTATTATGTTGATCCAGAACTTGGTTCTGATACTTATAATGGAAGTACACCTGACCTTGCATTTAGAACTTTAAAGTATGCCTGCGGTTCTGCAAGTGCCGTAACAAACATTACTAATTTTGTATACTCTAAAGAAACTGGTATATCAACGATCACAGCACCATCTCATGGAATTCTTTATCCTAATATCACAATTAAACTTGATGATATTGAGTTTGAATGCTTGAGTGGTGGTAATAGTTTTGATGTTGCAAGCGTTTCATACTCAAATTCAACTGGTATTACCACAGTTACAACGACTGGTACAAATTATGTTCAGAACGGATCTACAGTTCGTTTGAGAAACATTCAGTTTACTTGTCCTGGGGGATCTGGTATTACAACTACAATCTTCCCAGATGGTACACAGGGGTATAATTATACAGTAACCTCAGTTAATTCAGCCACACAGTTTCAAGTTAATGTAGGAACATCAACCATCCCACACATTTATGTTGGTGGAGGGAAGGTATTTGTTGGAGTTACGACAACAATTTTCCCAGATACTGAGGTTGGATCTTACTTTAATGTTGTTAATGTCACTAATAATAATACGATTACTGTTAACGTTGGAATATCAACCATTGATCATACTTATGTTGGCGGCGGAACAGTAACAAATCTTTCTCCAGCAGTTATTAGACTTTCTGCTTCTGAATTCGCAGAACAACTCCCAATTATCGTTCCTCCATTCACAAGTATTGTTGGTAATACACTTAGAGCATCAAAGATTAGACCTGCTGATGGATTATCTTCTGATGCTGTTACCCCAAACAATCGTCAGACAATGTTTAAACTGTCTGATGCTACTACGATTCAGGGTCTAAATGTATCTGGTCTTGTTGGATTTAATTATGATCCAATCAGACCATATGAATTAAGTCAAACATCAATAAAACTTGGTGCTGGTAATACTGCATGTGGTATATACTTTGCATTTAACCCAGACTCTCCGATTAATAATAAATCTCCATACGTTAAAGATTGTACTTCTTTTGGTGAACCTGCCACTGATGGATTTGGAGGTGGTGGAGGTGTTGGTGTATTCATTGATGGTGGAGTACATCCATATGGCGCTAAGTCAATGGTGTTCGATGCTTATACTAATGTTCTAAGTGATGGTGCTGGATTTATTCTTGATAATGATGCTAGAGCAGAGATTGTTTCTTGCTTCACCTACTATTCTAAGTGGGGATATTATTCTGGTGGTGGATCAAGAATTCGCTCAGTTGCTGGTAATAATTCTTATGGTGACTATGGTGTTATTGCTTCTGGATTCTCAACCGCAGAAACTCCCATCTCTGGAAGACTTCTTGGTGATCGTTTAGAAATTATAACTGGATCAATTAAGGGAACAGTTGCAGTTGGTGATAGTATTAGAGGAACCCAATCACAAGCTCGTGGAAATATTCTAAATGATCAATCCTCCTCTGATAAATATTGGTTCCTTTATGAAGTTGGATATGGAAATACTAATACAGGTGGAGTTGGTATTGGAACAACTTCATTTATTCTAGGTGAATGGGTTGATGTTATTGGTACAGGATATACTGGTGCGTTTAGAATTGCAAATACTGTAGGATCTGTTAGTGGTCAAAAAGGCGTTATTCTTGAAGTTGATAGATTGACAAGAGAACCATTAGTTGGTTCTGCGGTTGGATTTAGCACCACACGAGCAGGTCTTGGAACAGATGACAGATTTTATATTATTACGAGTGTTAGTGGATTTACGACTGCTTTTGAAGTTAAAACAAGCACTGGTATTGTAACTTATACAAATAGAGCTACTATTAGAATCGCACCAGAAAAACCAGGTGCTACGATTGATACTCGAAATCTTCTTGGTGCTAACTCTAATGTTGGTATTGGAACTAGTTTTGGATCTCTCATACAAATTAGAGAAAACTTCTCTAATGCACGTTTAACAGGTCATGACTTCTTATCAATTGGTACTGGAAACAAAGTAGAAACAAACTACCCAGCAGTAAATGAGTCAAACGTTGCTCAAGGTAATGAAACTAATGTTTTCGGACCTGGTAAAGTATTCTATGTTTCGACTGACCAGGGAGGTAACTTCCGAGTTGGTGATCTGTTCTCTGTTAACCAGTTAACTGGATCTGCAACTCTTGACGCTTCAGCGTTTAACCTATCTGGTCTGACAGAACTGAGACTGGGATCACTGGGTGGACAAATTGGTGA